AATGAGTTTAACTCTAGAGCTCAAAAACAATCAGCAGAGGCTCAACAAACTAATGTTGAAACTCAGTATATTCCTGATGAGACTAAGGCTAAGCTTGCTATGGCTCTATCTAATAACTTAGATGCTGGTAGTGCAGATGATAAAGAGTTTGAACGTAGAGCTAGGGTAGCTGATCTTCTTATTAAAGAAAAGAATGTAGACCTTAAAGCTAAGGATATGGAACAAAATAAACAAATAGTTATGATGCAAATGCAAAAGAACTTGACAAAATAGATAATCTATGTTATAATTAATTATAGTGACTGCTATTATAACATACTTTTAAAGAGGATGCAATAGTTTGAATAGAGAATTACAAGATTATTATGAAGAAAGATTTAGTACAATGTCTAGTAAAGGTTGGAAAGACTTTATAGAAGACACTCAAACTCTTTTTGATACATACAATAAAATTAATACGGCTGATTCGTTTGAAGAGTTTCATAAACGAAAAGGTCAAATAGATATACTTCACTGGATTCTGACATTAAAAGATGTTTCAGAGCAAGCCTATGAGGAGTTAAAAAATGAAGAAGCTGTTTGAATTTAGATGTTCTTCTTGTCATCATGACTTTGAAGAATTAACTGAATACACACAAACTTTTACATGCCCTAAATGTAACTCTAACGCTGACAAGATCATCAGTGCACCTAGAGTTAAGTTAGAGGGTTGGTCAGGAAGCTTTCCAGGTGCGGCAGCGGCTTGGGATAAAAAGCGTAAACAACAGCTTGCTAAAGAAGAAAAGCAGAATGCCGCTTAAATTCTTTCCTAAAATGCTAATGGCACAGGAGAAATAATATGGCAGGATTAATAGATGAAGTTTTAGTAAATAATTTGGAGGCTTCTAGTCTCGATGACAAGGCTCACGATTTAAATATCGAAGAACCCAAAGTTGAAGAGAAAGTAGAAACTAAACCAATAGAAGAAGAAATCCCTGATAAGTATCGTGGTAAATCACTAAAAGACATTGTAGGAATGCATCAAGAAGCTGAAAAGTTAATTGGTAGACAAGGTTCTGAAGTAGGTGATCTGAGAAAAATAGTGGATGATTTTATTAAGACTCAAACAACTAAAAATTCAGAGGTAGACGAAGTAGCTACAACAGATGAAGATTTCTTTATTGAACCAAAATCTGCTGTAAATAGGGCAATTGATAACCATCCAGCAATTAAAGAAGCTCAACATGCCTCTTTATCTATGAGACGTGCAGATACTGTTTCTAGATTAAAGCAAGAGTTTCCAGATGCAATGGAAGTTGTTCAAACACCTGAATTTGCAAAGTGGATTGAAGCTTCTAAAGTCCGTACAGAGTTATTTGTAAGGGCAGAAACCCAATATGATTACGATTCTGCTAAAGAATTGCTTGATAATTGGAAAGAAAGACAAACTCTTAGTAAAAAAGTAACAGATACTTCTAAAGTAGACCGAGATCAGCAACTAAAAGCTGCAGATATTGGTAATAATAATGGAGCTTCTGAAACGGTAGCTAAAAAGAAATATCGTAGACAAGATATTATGAAACTTATGACAACAGACCCAGACAGATATGATGCTATGTCTAATGAAATTATGGAAGCATATCGAGACAAACGGGTAATTTAACATTTTAAAAAAGGATTTATCATGGCTTTAGGAACAGATCAAGTAACCATTACCACGGCGGCAACCTTTATTCCAGAAATTTGGAGTGACGAGATTGTTGCAGCCTACAAAAAGAACTTAGTTGCAGCAAACCTCTTTAAAAAGATGTCTTTTGCTGGTAAAAAAGGTGATACAGTTCGTATCCCTGTACCAACACGTGGCACTGCAGCTATTAAAGCAGCAAATACACAAGTAACTCTTATTGCAGCAACTGAAACAGATATTGCTGTATTAATTGACAAACACTACGAATATTCAAGAATGATTGAAGATATCGTCGAAGTACAAGCTTTATCATCACTACGTCGTTTCTATACAGAAGACGCTGGTTATGCTTTAGCTAAACAAGTTGACACATCACTAATCCAATTAGGTCGTGGATTTAATGGTGGATCAGCTGTAACTTATGGTAACGCATACATCGGTGGTGATGGTACTACTGCATATACATCAGGTTCTCCTAATGCTTCTGCATTAACATCTGCTGGTATCCGTAGAACTGTACAACGCTTAGATGACAATGATGTTCCAATGGAAGGTCGTTTCTTCTTGATTCCTCCTTCAGCAAGAAACACATTAATGGGTATTAACGAGTACACAGCTCAATCCTTCGTGGGTGAAGTTGGTGCTGGTAATACAATCCGTAATGGTGAAATTGGTTCATTATATGGTATTCCAGTATTTGTCTCTTCAAATGTGGATACTGCAACTGGTGCTGCTCGTATTGCCCTTATGGGTCATAGAGATGCTGCTGTGTTAGTTGAACAACAAGGTATTCGTTCACAAACACAATACAAACAAGAATATTTAGGTACTCTATACACTGCAGATACTCTCTATGGTGTTAAAGAACTTAGAGATGGTGCTTGTATTCCATTAGCAGTTCCTGCGTAATGCAACTTAGCCCTTCGCAAGAGGGGCTATTTTTATGTTTATTCTTTGAGTGAACATAAATATACTTAAAGGAGATTACTATGTTAGTTAGAGAAAAAGCAACAGGGACAGAAGTATATGTTACTGAGCAAGATGCTAAAATGTACCTCAGTAGCTCAGCTTGGGAAGAAGTTAAGGAAACTGTTAAAGTTCATAAAGAGGAAGTGACAGAAAAGCCAAAAGCTACTAAAGAGAAGAAAGAAAGTCTTTTAAACAAACTCTTTAATTAAGGAATATCATGGCAATTTTTCGTGGAGCTGGTGGATCAGGTGATGCTACTACAGATGCAACAAATGAAGCTTCAGTTGCTTCTGACGCAGCTGCTGCTGCCCTAGCAAGTGAAACTGCTGCAGCTAATAGTGCAGCTAATGCTTCTACATCCGCTACAAACGCAGCTTCCTCTGCAACATCTGCATCTAACTCTGCTACCTCTGCTACTGCATCTCAAACTGCAGCTGCTGTTTCTGAGTCCAATGCTGCTACAACATACGATAACTTTGATGACAGATACCTTGGTCAAAAATCAACAGCACCTAGTGTAGATAATGATGGTGGTACCCTCTTAACAGGGGCTTTATACTTTAATTCTACTTCTAATACTATGTTCGTGTGGACTGGTTCTGCATGGTCTACTATATCTAATACTGCAACATCAACAAGTGCCGCTGCTTCTGCAGCTGCTGCTGCAACAAGTGAATCTAATGCAGCCACTTCAGCTACTAACGCTGCTAATAGTGCCTCTACAGCTTCAAGTCAAGCAGGGAGTGCTACAACTTCAGCATCAAACGCTGCTACTTCTGCAAGTAATGCTTCTACTTCAGCCTCTGCAGCTTCAGCATCAGCTTCAACAGCCTCTACACAAGCATCAAATGCCTCAACATCAGCTACTAATGCAGCAACATCAGAATCTAATGCTGCTGTAAGTGCTGGAACTGCTTCAACTGGAGCATCCACTGCCACTACTCAAGCTGGTATAGCAACTACACAAGCTAGTAATGCTTCTACAAGTGCTTCTAACGCAGCAACAAGTGCAACCAATGCTGCAAATAGCTATGATTCTTTTGATGATAGATATTTAGGAGCTAAATCTTCAGCCCCAACTTTAGACAATGATGGAAATGCTCTAATAACTGGTGCATTATATTGGAATACAACAGGTAATCAATTATATGTATGGAGTGGATCAGCATGGAATGCTGCTGCTTTCTCAACTACTGGTGCTGTAACATCATTTAATACAAGAACAGGTGCAGTTACTTTATCAGCAGCTGACATTGGTGGTGCTGCAGGACTTACTTCAGGTAGAGTAACTTATGCTACTACTGGAGGCAATCTTGCCGACTCTGCTAACTTTACCTTTAACGGCACAACAGTTACCACAGCTAATGATGCATCTATATCAGGATTATTAATTGGTAGAGGTGGTAGTGCTGTAACTAGCAACACTGCTTTGGGTAAAAATACTTTAACAGCCAATACTTCAGGTGCTAATAATGTTGCTGTAGGTTTAAATGCTTTAGCAGTTAATA